GTACTCCTCTCAGATTCGTCTGTACGGTGCCTGTTTTGTGAATTTCTCATGCGACATTGAAATCAATAGGTTGAGCCTGTTCCTGAAGCCCCTGGGCTACGCATATGGCTTGTCTGATCCTTTCCAGGATTTCTAAACGCAAATACTGTTTAGCTTTAATCTGTTTTCGCAGAGTTTGACCAAGTTCAGCTAATTCTTCTTCTGTCCAAATTGGTGCTTTCAATTCTTTTTTGTAACGTCTCTCTAAGCATTCAGCTATTTCATGAGCACGCTCAGGAACAGAAAACAAGGCTTTAGAACTTAATAGGGTATTACATTCACGGCAGCAATCAACTGTTTCACCAATACCATTAGCGGCTTTTGGGCGACCATTACGGAGGTATGCAATAGGAATAATGTGATCTTTTGTATCAGCGGGCATCCCGCAATAAGTACAGTACATAGTGAAAAAATAATGGCGCCTACACAAAGATGTAAGCGCCTATAATGAGGGATTAGTTAAAATACGGAATTCTACCAAGCCTAACTTGACCACCAATAAACTTTAATTCGTTAGTGATGGACGCTCCAACTGGGTTAAGAATACGTTCAATCTGTTGTATCTTTTTAACAGCAGATGGTGCTTGTTCAATAGCCTCACTAACTGCTCCAGATTGAACAGCAGCTGCGGCTCCACCAGTTACAGCAGATACAGCACCTAAAGCTGGTGAAGCGGGAGTAGGTACCATAGCAGCAAGCCCAGTAGCACCAGACACTGCTTGAAGACCACTACCAAACTGTTGCATAGGTGTTTGACCTTCTTGTGTGTAACCTTCTACGCCTGCTTTTACGTCACCCACATCAAAGATTGCTCCAGCAACTGGTAACGCACCAAGTGCAGCACCTAATCCTGATGGTTTAAATTTAACAGTACCACCTTTTTGAATTAAAGATAACTGTTCATCAATAGCAGGTTGCACATTTTCAAGGAACATTACCGCTGCTGGTAAACGCTCATTTAAAGGTACATCTTTAAAACTAAGTAACGGCTTTCCAGTAGCTTGGATGTAATTTTCTTTCATCCAATCGTGTATAGCTTTATGCTCAGTTTTAGTTAAAGCTGTTAAATTTTGCTCAACATTTCCTAAAGGTGCACCTTCATCAACAAACCATTGAGCAAGTTCTCTTTTTTCTTTGTTGTTTAAACCCTCAAAGAATGGTTGGTAGATAGAAATAACACGTTTGTGGTGCTCTTCTAAACCTGAACCTTTTGGAGCTACAATGCCTTTTCCGTAAGCATCAGCTCCAGCTCTTTGCATAATTTCGTTTGCTGTGCGAATTACAGCAGCATCCGCACTTTTACCTTTGTAAGATACACGAATTTCACCAGCTCCACCTCTCTTTTTAAGGGCAGGACCAGTGTAACCTACTTCTTTACGCCATTCAGCAAGTGATTTCCCAGGATTATCCTTTAACCACTGCTCAACATTTCTAAAAAATAGGCTTTCTTCTTTTGAAGCCATTACTGTATATGTTGTAAAATAAGTCCTTCCCTATGGGTAATCCCAAAGGTTTCTCTCATCCATGATAACCAATTTCTACTACCTTTTGCCTGATTACACTCCCAACATGAGGGAACAAGATTTGATGTAAGGTCTTCGCCTCCCAAACAACGAGGGCGAACGTGATCAAGAGTAAGTTCATGTAATTCATAATGATTCCCACAGTAGACACATTGACAATTAAAATGTTCCTTAATGGCACGCCTCCAAAGGCGTTTTGCTTCGGGACTTGTCATCGTTATTAGGTTGTGGAGGTAGTGATCAGGGGACGGCAGCAGGGGTGTCATTTCCTAGACCGATTACGTGCTCGATTTTTTGATGCTTTTTCAAGAATTGTTGAACCATCTTTTTTGTGTGATACATCTTTTCCGTCACCATTACCATAGGTGCCACGTTTGTGATTTTCACGATTAAGTTCAACACGTTTCTTGATTTGTAAAGACTGGCGGTTGTATTTAGCTTGTTGTTTCAAGCGTTTAGCACGAGCTTCGGGGTTCTTTTTGTAGTATTCAGACGTACGACTTGCCATAAAGTCTCCGTTGTACAAGTTCAGGATCTACTTGAGGCATAATACTAGCTAGTTTATCGAGAGGGTTACCTTCATAAGCAACACCACTAATGTCGTTTTTAGATAGCCAATCACAAGCTGCTTTAAGCTCTTGAGCAGTAGCTTCACCTGATTTAATGCGATTGAGGAACTCAGTTGTAACAAGGTTATGAAGCTCGTTAAACATATCCTCTGTTGCTTTTTTCTTAGCCATTTCTTAATACGATTTGGTCTAATTTATTCTCGATGCGGATCATGTGATCCTCCATCTTTTGGAGAGCTACAGAAAGTTCTTGCTTTTGAACGTAATGTTCAGCAACACGTAGCTCTATTTGATCTACACGTTTATCAACTTCACCAATCTTAGTGTGAAGTCTATTATGGACAGACACAATAGCTGTAAAAAGAGCTATGCCTGCTGCTACACCTGCTTCAATCATGTTGCTCCATCAACCGAATTAGTTTCTGTGCATAGACTGGATCTGTGGCATAACCTTCCTTCTTGAGGAGGTATGCACAGTCTTCACGAGAGGTGGCTCGGTTGACGCCTTTATAACCTTTGTAATCCTTGTACCACTGTGTGACGAGATGTTCTACACAGTCGTATGGGGTAGCAAAGTCTTTGAAGGAAGCTTTAATGGTTACAGGACCATTGCCGTAATCTTCCCAAGTGGTCTTAACGGTGCCAGTACCTTTGATACCAAAGAAGTTATTCTTACCGCTAAGGGCAGTACCAAAAGCTGATTCAAGTGCCCATTGTGCAGCGACTACTTCTGGGAACTTAGCACCACAAGCACGTGCTGCAGCTTCAATACCTTCCCAGGTATTATTGAATTGTTGGGGTTCCGAAGGAGTAGGTGTACGCCAAAGCTTTACCCACTCCGCACCATCAGAAAGACCATAACCACCCAAGAGATGTTCAAGGGCAGTTATGGCTTGCTTTTGATGAGGTAACCCCTTGTAGTTTTTGATAACGTCAAGGAGTTTGATAGACATTTCTTTAAAGGAATACTCGTGCAGGAGTTTCAGGTGTTACCATATACTGCTCCCACCCATCCGGCAGTTCGCCTTGGTAGTTGATGTGCCAGCCGTCTAGCACAGTAGGTGGGGTGATTTCGTTGCCTTCTTCATCCCATTCACCGCCACGGGTGATGGTGCCGACCACATCAATGACATGGTCTTTGGTGTAGGCAGCGAGCTGCTCAGTGTCGTTACCGTCTTCATCGGTGACGGTGACAAGGAACCCAGCATCACGAGCTGCGTCTAGCCAGGTGGCTTCATCGGGGAAGCGGAAGAATGGTCCGATGGGTGGGGGTGTGAGGATTTCGTCAGTCATGGGTTATAAATCCAGTTGGTGAGAAAAAGGGCGAATACAGCGCAGACTACAAAGGTTGTGATCATTGCGTTATACCTTGGAGGGTTTCGTTGGGGAGGCGGGTTGGCCAGTAGGTGAGGCGGCGGATGGTGCCTGTCATGGTGTTATTGCCCAATACCTCTCCTGTGCCAACTCCAAGTTGAGTTACTGCCGATGGAACTGTTCCTGTAGATTGCGTTACAGCAGTCAAACCATTAACGCTTCCAGCAAAATCATTGGCTTTATAGACTGCAGCTACTTTGTTGGATGTGCCAGCAGCAAGGGCAGTTGCAAATACAAGCCCGGAAAACTGAACTGTTGTATCGGTAACTGACATATTGATGTTGCCACTAGATCCAGAGCCACGGGATAAGATTATTCGGCTGGCAGTTGTGTTATCAGAAATAGCAGCTATACGAGTGTTGTTGGCGGCAGCGGAATTGGAGTCCACAAACACCGTCCCCGCATCCTGCCGATACCAGGAAGAGAAGTTGCTTCCACTAATGCTTGCCACGTCAGCAGCACGGGTGACGGTGGTGCCTTCGGTGGGGATGTAGCTGGTGGGGAAGGAGCCTTCTTCTATTTGGGCTCCCCAAAGGTAGAGACCTTTTACGCCATCTCCTTCGTAAGTTTCATCACCATTTTCATTCAACACCCTTATTTGATGCTGAGGCGTAGAGGCTGCGGTTCCTTCAGACGAAACAATACATCTATACCAGCCGTTTTCTACTGGCTCTATACTAGCCGTTGTATTTGTACCAAAGCCAGTGATTTGAACAGTACCTGCCGTAAGGTCGTACCTTGCTTTTACGGTTGAGCCGTAACCACCAGTGCCTAATAGAATTATTATTTGGTTATATTCAGCAGCTTTTGCGTACACTGACGCAGTGTTAGTCACACCAGCAGTAGTAGCTACGCTAACGTGTCTTACATGAGGGGCATTGTTTGTATTGGGTACAGCTTTATCAGCCGTAAGCGTCCCATCGGGAGCTGTCTGTACATCTGTGTCGATAGCACAGTTGCTATCAGCCCACTGACTAAAGTCTTCACTGTATTCAACAAGGTTCGTCCTACTTTCCTCCACCAACAACCCCAAGCTCTCACCTGTCGTTGGGTCGTGATCAAACCGTGGAGTACTGTTGATCGTGCTGGTGGTTTTGACGTATTCACCCACAGTAGTGGATTGTTCTAGTTGGGCGCCCCAGAGGTAGATGCCGGATGTGCCGTCGCCGGTATAGGTAGAACTGGAAGCGGTTGTGCTAGTCGCTAATTGTAAAAATAGAGACGTTGTTGTTCCTGATGATACTCCAGTTACACTACAGCGATACCAACCATTGCCGACTGACTGGATGGCAGCAGTGCCGCTCGATATTTCCCCAACGGTGCCAGTGCCAAGATCAAAAACAGCTCGTGCATCTGTTAATGCATTTGCATTGATTTCAAGATTGCGAGTGCCATTGGCGCGTTTTGCATAGACAGAAACAGTGCAAGAAACGGCAGAAACTGTAAGCCCTGATTGAATTACACGATGAACAGAAGAGGTGGCCGTGTCTTCGGTAATAAGATCAGCAGAATCAACTCCATTGGGCGCTGTTGTGGCGTCGGCAGTTGAACCGCTGCCAAATGCGAGGATTCCTGCTCTTGACCAAGAATTATCAAACTCCTCACTCCTCAGCAACAAATTCGTCACCGCCGTCTTGATCAGCCCATCGCTGCCCACATACGTGCCAGAACTGGCGCGGGTGTGATCAACAAGTGTCTTACCAGTTGTAGTATCAACTAGGGATTTAGTATCAGAAAAGGGGAGGTCTAAGGAGGGACGGTTACCAGCCAGATCCCAGAGTTGGTTCCCAAGACCCCGATATTGATTAACTGCCCCCGTCTTGGTTCCACTCAACCTCATCAGACCAGCTCCGTTACTTCAAGTGTCCCGTTAGTGGTGGCGTTACGAATAACTGCGATGTTTGCATTCAGAGGTACAGCAACATCAAGGCGCTCACCATTAGCAATGAAATGACTGTTAGCAGTTGCGGTTTGTGCAGTAGCACCAATGCTATAACGAATATCAGCACCAACAGCTCGCATAGAAATACGGCTAATGGTTGCAGTAAGTGCAGTGTTAACATATGCAGAACCTGCACTAAGTTGACGTGCTACTCCAGGAATACCAAGGGGTTCTACCTGTTCAGCAGAGTAAGCACCAGATTTAATTGTGTAAGTAGTAGCAGGCATTAGCTTTTAAAGGTATCTTTAATGGATTGGATCTTGTCGTCTTCAGTGCGGTGAGGTTTAATTGCCTCAATACCACGAAGGATGACTTGTACGATGCTATTCTCTTTCAGTTTGCTATTACCGATGATTTCGGAGCCGATAAAAAGAGCAAAGAAGATGAGTGCCTCATAGGACACTTTGATGCCAAGGATAGTGATCATGATAGGTGTTAAGTAGTAGGTTCAGTTGGCCAAGTCACATTATGTGGGAAGCCAGGTTGAGAAGGCACGTCGCGGAGTG